GGCAATAACCTATACATGGATTTAGATGTAGTTATTTTAAAAAACATAGATGAGTTATTTACTATTGGTGAAAACCATAATTTTGTAGGTATGAATGACTTTAATCCTACGAGTGGTCAATTCAATTCTAGTATTATGAAGTTTAATAATGATACAACTAGTGATTTAATATGGAAAGAGTATATGAAAAGACGAGGCGACTTTAAACATCACACTGGCGATCAAAATATTATAACAGATATAATTAAGAAACATAAAGACACTATATCATTTCCTGATTTGTGGACACAATCATATAAGTGGTTTAATAGAGAAGGTAAAAGATATAATAGATCAAAATGGACCTTTGAAAAAGACCCTAATGCTAAAGTCTGTGTATTTCATGGCCACCCTAATCCACACGATTCGGACCAAGAATGGGTCAAAAAATTGTGGGTTTAGAACAAAATAAGAACATTTACCTTTAAAAACCTAGTAAAATCAACGCAAAATAACCATTGACTTATGGGTATTTTCCCTATATTATAGTAGTATGAAAACGGTTGATTTAACTATTATTTACCTTTCGAAGTTTAACTATACTTCAACCGTTTTCTACAAAATTTTTAACTTGACAAATAACAAAAACTATGATATTATTAACTATAACAAAAGGAAAACACTATGTCTAAAATAAAACAATATATAGAAACTTCAGTAGAAAATCAAGTTGATAAGTTTATCAATAAAATGAAAGACGGTCAAATTGATTTAGATACTTGTAAATCAAAAATATTAGAGATTGATAATCTTAATATGGTTGGTATAGATGAGAACAATATTGAAGAAGTAATCACACAGGAGATTCAATAGTGAGTAAAACATTTAACGTTTGTTATTTACGAGAGTATATGGATCCTGAACATCAAGGTGATTTCTTTTATCACTATGAAACTATATACAGAAATGTACCTGAAAAGTATAGATCAAAATTTAATACTCAATCTATGAAGTTGAAGATTTTAAAACATTGTGATTGGAACTATAAAGAAACAGCAAGTAACTTTGCTAATTGTACAAGAGTTGAACTAATTGATGAAGACAAATACTATACAACTTATGAAGATGTATTTGGTGATACCGCTGCGGGTGATAAAAAAATGTTTACTGATTATGGTCAATCTTACGATACAAGACAATCATTTAGAAAAGACTTTAACCCTAAATTAACATACAAAAAAAATCCTATTAAAAAAAGAATTGAAGAAGAAAGAGGTATACATTAATGAAATATAGAGAAGACGAAATATTAAATGAGATAGAAGAATATATTGGTAATACATACGATCAACACTATTCTACAACACAAGATGGTTTCCAAGTTATGGATATGATAAAACAACTTGGTATTGACAAAGATTTCTGTCAAGCAAATGCTATCAAATATCTATGTAGATATGGTAAAAAAAATGGTCACAACAGAAAAGACTTATTAAAAGCAATTCACTATATTGTTTTACTAATGAGTAGTGAAGACGAAGAATATTCAAATCAAATTGAACAAGACGCAATAGAAGCAAATAAGAAGGAGGACTAATATGACTATTGATACAAGTATTGTTTACACAGATAAAGATGTAAACAAAAATTTATATAGAAAGAAAACTTATTATACTCTTGTTATTGAACAAGAGGTATTGGCAAAAGATAAGGACGAAGCAGATCAAATCTTTTTAGATAAAGGTGGTATAGATCACTCTCAAATCAACCACGAAATTACACAGACAGGTGATGGTGTAGAAACACATATGGTAGATGCTAATTATTCGGAAAGTGGTACTACAGAGTATATGGGTAAAGTGTTGTATGCAGAAGATGATGAACATGCTGAAGAAGATGGTAATGTTGAGATTGATACATACGCTGATGAAGTTATGCCAGATGTAGTGGATACTATGTTAGAATTAGAAAGTGAATTTAGTAGAGGTAAGTAATGCCATTTAGTCCTAGTACAGTTAGAAATACAAGAGAACAATTTGTTTTACAAAAAATTGAATACTATAAAGTTATGGAACATATTAGTAAATCAGATTGGAAAAGACATTATTTTGATACTTACAAAGACGCAGTTAAGATGTTTAAAAAGTTGAGATTAACAAAAAGAAGGGTGATAATTTTTGCTTGTAGAGATAATGAATTAGGTGAATTGTCAACAGGTTTAAATGATAGGTTCATAGATGAGTAATCAAAGACCAGGTAAAAAAGAAAAGAAATTAGATAGAAACGGCGATATGCAAGTCTATAAGTTTTTTAAGACTGCTGCCAAACTATTAAATGAAGAAGGTAAAGAAGACGAAGCATTTTATATGGAACAAATGGTAGATTGGTTACAAAGTGGTAAACCCTTACCTACGAGTGAAGAATCAATAACAAAGGCGCTAGGACTATGACAACTATAAGTTGTAATATAGTAAAAAATAGGGGTATAGTACGTGTCGAATCAAGTATGAAATCCTTGTCAGCGTGTCGCTCAGCGACACAAAATCAAGTAAAATCAACGATTTTTAAGGGGTTGACATTTAAATCAAAACCTGATAGAATTAAGACTTAACACTAACAAAAGGACAAATATATGAGTTATATGTACACTAAAGAACAAATCTTTAAAGAGTTTAAAGATGTAACAAAAAAAGATCAATCTAAAAAGAAAGAAACTTTTACTAATAGAGTATCTTATATAAAATCTTTAAAAGATGATATGATACAGGCACCGAAAAACTTTAGTAATCTTTCTATAACTACAGATCAACTACAGAACTTGATAGACGATTGGTCTGCTCCAAAACCGATTGACGCTTTTTATAAGAGAATCTTTAATATGACTTATGCTGAAAAGAAAGCAGAAGAAGAAGCAGAGTATTATGACTTGACTAAAAAAGAAAAAGTATATACTCCGAAAAAGAAAAAAGAAGAAGAAATACAATATAACTAAATGTTAACTAAAAAAGAAAAGTTAAACAAGTTGAGAGAAGACTACGATAATTATTGTAGATCACTAGGGGTCAATATTGATTCCGATTACAACTCGTTTGACGGTTACGATATGCCAAATTACAAATGTAGGCCATCAGTTCCTACTAGTGATAGAATTGTAGGCGATACTAAAAAAAGAGTTTACACCACACAAATACCTACAGGCAAAACAATTAGTGTGGCGTATAACAAAGGTCCTTATATGATTGTTGATGCTAAGGACTTCAAAACTATGGGAAAAAAAGTATGAGAACAATGATGATGATAACCATTGCCGTCTTAATGACTATGACAATGGCTAAGAGTGATGAACCAATAAACGTAAAAGTTAAAAACTATATTGTGAATGAGGTTAATGATATTAAAGAATATCAAAAAACTCAATGGCAAAAAGGTAAAGAACAAAATGCTAATAACTGGAATAAACTTAAATCTTTATTAGGAGTAAAATAATGTTACATAGGATTGCTGATTTGTGTAAAAAAATTGATGGTATTAAGAAACAAAGTGATAAACTTTATAGTCTTAAATATAACAATCCTAAAACTTCTGAAAGAGATGCAGAGATAGATAATTTAATTTCTGATATACAAACACAATGTTTGCTAGTTGCTAGTGATAAGGGAAGTTATGAACGTATCTATGAAGAAAGTGGTTTACCAAAAGATTTCACAGATAAATTTAGAATAGAAGATGAAGGAGGAGTATAATTATGAGTGATAAAGAGCTTACAATTAAATCTTTAAAAGAAAGAAAAGAAGAAATCAACGAAGAATTAGAATATAAGAATGTACAATCATTATCAGATGAATTGTATGAGATTGAAGATACATTAAAAAAGTTAGGTGTGAATGAGAATAATACTGTTAATTTTAATTAGTCTATTAATGACAAACTGTGCGGCGAACCGATCACAAGTTGGTGCAGTTGCTGGTGCAACAACCTCTACTGGTGCTTGTGTATCTATGGGTGTAGATAATCCTTATGTTATCGCTTCTTGTGCTCTAACAGGTGCTTTTGCTGGCGCAGAGATTATGTATAAATCAGATTATGATGTACACAACGCAGTATTTGTAGATCATTTAAATACTAGTCCTAGTACATCTTCATATACAAATTGGTATAATAGTAAAACAGGTAATAGTGGTATAATTAAAACAACTAGCTCTTATACAAAAGGACCTATAAAATGCACTGATTATAGTGCAACTGTAGATATAACAAACAATTGGCCATTGATTGGTGTCGGTGGTGTAAATAGAAACACAGTATTTGGTACAGCGTGTCAATTACCAGATGGAAGATGGATTGAGGGATAATGAAAACAGTAACTATAACAGTAAATAGAGAAACACTTAAACAAGTTTATAGCCAGGTTGGTATGTTAAATGATATGGGTTTTCCTAACTTTCAAAAAGGCGAACCTATTTACAATTTAATGAGAGAAGTTAAAAAAGATTTAAGAAAACAAAAGAAAGTAGAGAAGTTAGGTTGGAAAGATTTATTAGAATTTTGGCCTTTGTCTATTGTAGTACCAGGTATGTTACTATTGTTATTATGGGGGAGTACAACTTAATGAGAAAATTATTATTAATTACTACATTATTATTTTTAACATCAGTTGCTATAAATTATGTAATGGCTGGTGAAGAAATCTTATATTCAAAAGTAAAAACAATACAACCAGAAAAAACTGATGGTCAATATTGTTTTATAAAAGTTATGATTAAACAACAAGGCGATAATATTGTTAAAGAAGAAATTTTGGAATGTGCTGATGGTAAAAAGGGTATTGATACACCAGGTTATTGGGAGTTATTTGCTCAATTCTATTATAGAGATGTTAATGTTCCAGAATACTGTCGACAATATAGTCGAGCTAAACACGTCTTTAAATCGTTCGGAAAGACTTGTTTAAAAACTAACGGCGAATGGGAGATTAAATAATGATAAGAAACATAATAATACTTGTTTTATTGTCAGTAATAGTGTTTGATGTAACAGGGGCAGAGTTTTTAGACTATGTTAGTTTAACACTTGACAAAGCGCAAGATTTAGTATATAATGTAAAAAGTGAGGTTAATTAATTATGAATAAAATGATAAAACTAGTATCAGTTGTGGCTGCAGGCCTATTAATGGCTAACTGTTCTGCGACTTATAAGATGAAAAGTGAGAAGGGTAAAGTATTAAACGAAGTACCGAAATGGTATATGGCTGACTTCTCAGAAAAACAAGCGTGTGATACACCAACGTTTGGTAAAAACAAAGATAAAATGTGTATCTTTGGTGTTGGTACAGCGGTGTCACCAGACCTAAATCTAGCAATAGAAAAAGGTATGATGATTGCGAAAGCTGAACTTGCTGATATTATTAAAGGTGAAATGAATAAGTCTAGTAAACAATTCATTACTGAATTAGGAAAGAATCAAAACAAGACAACGGTATCAGAAGTTGAATCTACAATTGTAAATCTAATTAAAGATACACCAGTTAGAGGTTATGAAATCTTTGCTAAAGATGTAACAATCACAAAACAAAAGTATTATAGAGCGTGGATTGGTTTAAGATTACCAATGGGTGAATACAATAAAATGTATAACTTCACAATCTCTGAGGCTGTTGATGCTTACAATGTAAAAGAAAAAGCTCAAATCGCTTACAAAAACTTAATAGGTGAAAAAGATGAAAATAACAATCTACAGTAAAAACAATTGTCCATTTTGTAACAAGGCTAAACATTTGGTTAAGTCTTTGAACTATGAATACACAGAAAAGAAAATGGAAGAGTTCAGCTCACCACAGGCAATGTTAGAAGATATTGGCAAACCTGTAAGAACTATGCCACAAATTAAGATTGATGATAAATTGATTGGTGGTTATAATCAGTTGGTTGAGTTTTTCGCAGATAAAGGCAAAGTAAACTTCAAAGGTGAAATCATTAGTGAATAAAAAAATAGATAATGTCATATTATTTCCTACAAATAAAATTGTAGAGAAATCAACTACTGGACCAGTAAAAGATGATAAGTTTACAAAAAAGTTACAGGAAGAACAAACAAGGCAATTTGTTGAAACTTCAGTAGATGACATTAGTATTAATATGTTAAGACAGTTTTATAATATGGCAATAAAAACAAATAAAACTACATTTACAAAAGACCTGGCAATGGTTGTTGATATGATGAGAGGTTTGGTATATAGAGATTTTGATATTAAACACCCTGCTCAATCGTTATCAGATAAGTTAGTTGAATTAAAGACATTGAAAGACGGTTCACAATCAGCTAAAATAGATTATTCAAGTTTAATGGATAAGAAACATAAACAACATAAACCATTTAGTCCAGATATAAAAGATGAATTAAGAGATATAAACGATCAAGCTGGTATGTTTGATGGAGATGATTTAAATGATTAAACAGAATTCCAAAGGAATCGCCTTAACAGGTTGTAAAATAGTTAAAACTAACAAACTCAAATATATAAAGGAGTATATAATATGTTAAATACATTGAAAAACCTATTTGGTAAAGATAAATTAGTGAAAGTAAAAGTAGCTAAAAGAACTGCTAAAGTTGAAACTAGAGGCAGAAAAACTTTATCAAAAAAACAAAAACTACTTAACTTACTATCAAAAGGTAGTAATGTTGCTTGGACTACTATTCAAAGTAAATTTGAATTAGAGTCACCAAGAGCAATGATCGAC